AGCCGTATGGTCTTACAAAGTTGACCACCCACTAGCCTCGGCAAGCGAAGTTGCGAAGGCCACCAACACATCCTACGGGTACGTGTACAAACTGTTCCAAAAGATCAGCACCCCGAAAGAAGTGTTTGAAGCGGAAGCAGAGACGTCCGAATCGCCGGGGCCACGTTCACACTCACGTGGTAGTATCTTAGACACAGCCAAAGAGTATGTGACTAAGGACCGAGCGGCTGACCACGGTGACATGGAAGATAACTTTCAGCGCATTGCCGCCTATTGGAACACACACCTTGGGTTAATAAGTTACATCAAGGACACTGATGTCGCTGTTATGATGACCCTGCTGAAGGTAGCACGTATCCATTCAAACACTGCAAATGCTGACAACTGGATCGACGCTGCAGGTTACATGGCATGTGGTGGTGAGTTAGCTGGTAAAGACTGATGGACCTTATAACCTTAGACTTTGAAACATTTTACGACAAAGATTATTCTCTGCGTAAGATGACAACAGAAGCCTACGTCCGTGATCCTCGTTTTGAGGTGATCGGCGTGGCTGTAAGAGTAAACAACGGAGAAACGGAGTGGGCTAGTGGCACGCATGAACAGATTAAAAAGTACCTCAAGACCTTCGACTGGGGCAAAGCTATGTTACTTTGTCATAATACTATGTTTGATGGTGCCATTCTTAATTGGCGTTTTGATATTCGTCCTCGCATGTATACCGATACTTTGTGTATTGCCCGTGCCCTTCATGGGACTGAAGCTCGCGCAAATCTCGGGGCGTTATCTGAAAGGTACGATATCGGCGTTAAGGGGACAGAAGTCTTGGACGCACTTGGAAAGCGGCGTGGAGATTTTGGACCCGAAGAACTAGGTGCGTACGGGGACTACTGTATCAATGACGTGATCCTAACCTATAAGTTGTTTAGTATTATGGCACGTAAGTTCCCTAAGTCGGAGCTACAGTTGATCGACCTCACCCTGCGTATGTACACTGAGCCTACGTTAGAGTTGGACGACGCCCTGTTAACCTCACACCTCGACGACATCAAAGAGCGTAAGAGTAAGCTGTTAGTAGATGCAGGTGTGACGGACAAGAAAGAGCTTATGTCTAACCCCAAGTTCGCTGAGTTGCTAAAGGGGTTTGGTGTTGAGCCACCTATGAAGATTAGCCTGACGACAGACAAGGAGACGTTCGCGTTTGCCAAGTCAGACGAAGGGTTCAAAGCATTACTCGACCATGAGAACGAGAAGGTACAATCTCTAGTAGCTGCACGCCTTGGCAGTAAAAGTACCTTGGAAGAAACGCGGACGCAAAGGTTCATAGACATCTCTGCGCGTGGCCTTCTACCCGTACCTGTAAGATATTATGCAGCACACACTGGACGGTGGGGCGGGGACGATAAGATCAACCTGCAAAACCTACCTAGCCGTGGGCCGAACGGTAAGAAACTAAAGAGTAGCATTGTGGCTCCCGAAGGGTATTCTCTGATCGACTGTGACAGTTCGCAGATCGAAGCGCGTGTGTTGGCATGGCTGGCAGGGCAAGATGATCTGACTAGCGCCTTCGCCAAGGGTGACGATGTGTATAAGCACATGGCGTCCAGTATATATAACGTGCCAGTAGATGGGGTGAGCAAGGACCAAAGGTTCGTGGGTAAGACTACAATTCTCGGTGCTGGCTACGGTATGGGTGCGGTCAAGTTCCAACTACAGTTGCAAGGTATGGGTGTATACATAGAGCTTGAAGAAGCGCGACGTATCATTGACATCTACCGCAGTACCAACGGAGCTATTAGTCAGTTATGGCGTGACGCCAACAACATGGTGCAGTACATGGCCCGTGGCGATAGCATACAGTTTGGCAAGTCGGGTGTCTTGCAAGTAGATGCACGCAAGAACGCCATCATGTTACCTTCTGGTCTACCCATGTTCTATCATGGCCTAGCCGCAGAGAAATCCGAACGTGGCTATGAGTACACCTACCGAACCCGCAAAGGACCGAACAGAATATACGGTGGTAAAGTTGTCGAGAACGTGTGCCAAGCTGTTGCACGTTGTATCATAGGGCACCAAATGATACTCCTTGCTAAGAAGTACAAGGCTGTGCTAACTGTACATGACTCAATAATCACATGTGTACGTGACGAAGAACTAGATGAAGCACAAGCGTACATGGAAGAGTGCATGAGCCAGACGCCCGATTGGGCCGAAGGATTACCTATAACCTGTGAAAGTGGCACAGGCAAATCATATGGAGAATGTGAATGAGTACGATAGAAATCACCTGTACTGAAGCAGAGTTTTACGAAGTTATGCGCGAGAGCGCTTTAGGGCGTGATTGGTTGCGCTGGCACAAAAAGAACCCCGACTTTTTTACCCTGTTTGAACGGTTTACCGCAGATGCAATAAGCCGAGGACATAAGAATTTAAGCGGTTGGTTGATAACCAACAGAGTGCGTTGGGAGACTAGCGTAGTAACTAGAGGCAACGAGTATAAAATTTCTAATAACTTCATTGCATTGTTTGCGCGGTTATACATGGTACGGCACCAACAGTACGTAGGGTTCTTTAGAACAAAACGTATGAAACGCCTTACGCGTGATGTGTTTAACTCAGAAAGTTCTGTTGATGACTAAAGTAGCCCCGTGGTCTTTCAGCAGGATCAAAGCATTTGAGCAATGTCCTAAGCAGTTCTACCATGAGAAGATACTCAAGGAGTTTCCGTTTAAACAGACTGAAGCTATCTTGTATGGCTCCGCGTTCCATAAGATGGCCGAGGACTTCATAGGTGCGGACGTACCTGTGCCTAAGAAGTTTGCCTTTGCAGAGAAGGGACTGGTATCGCTGAAGAACCGCAAGGGCAAAAAGCTATGCGAGATAAAGCTGGGTGTAACAGAGAACCTAGAAGTCTGTGACTTCTATGCCAAGGACGTTTGGTTCCGTGGTGTCGCGGACTTAGTAATACTTGACGATGATCTTGCGTGGGTGGTGGACTACAAGACAAGCAAGTCTGCGAAGTATGCAGACAAGGGTCAGCTAGAGTTGATGGCCTTGGGGTTGTTTGCAAAGTACCCGCAAATTAAAACCGTACGTGCAGGGTTATTGTTCGTTGTGTGTAATGCCTTGGTAAAAGACACCTACATGGAGTATGATAAGGGCAAGCTGTGGGAAAAATGGTTGGGCAAGTATGCTCAGATGCAGACTGCGGCAGACGATGATATGTGGAACGCACGACCTAACGGGTTATGTAGACGCCACTGCCCTGTAATCGAATGTGTTCACAATGGAGCAAACTAATGAGGAAACGTAAAAAGCAAGTCAACGCACCTGTAGGTAGTAAGACGTTTGAGGCACGTATGGAACGTCAGCGAGCGCGGCGCAAGGTTGATAAAGAAGGTGCAGATCGCAATGGCAATGGTAAGGCCGACAAGCGTGAAGGCAAAGATGTTAGCCACAAGAAAGCCTTGTCCAAAGGTGGTACTAACAAAGATGGCGTGACCATAGAAAGTTCAAGCAAGAACCGCGCTCGTAACTACAAAAAGAAAAAATAATTCGGGCAGGTGCCCGAAAGGAGAACGGTATGCGAATAATCGACAGTAAGGCGTTGCTATTGAAGCTACGCAATCCAAAACGTGTCACTGAAACAGTGCCAAAGAGTACGATAGTGCGAGACAACGAGGTTCTGGTAAACTGGGGTCTCGACGAGATGCACACGTTAAAGAAGCTGAACATCAATGTCCCATCTCCTATCCAAGGGCAGTACAAGTGGACGGGCAAGTATGAACCGTTCGACCACCAGAAGAAGACCGCAGCGTTTTTTACAATGAACCGCAGGTCTTTCTGCTTCAACGAACAGGGTACAGGCAAGACAGCCAGCGCAATATGGGCCGCAGACTTCCTACTTAATCAAGGCAAGATCAAACGCGTTCTGGTCATATGCCCTCTGTCAATTATGGACTCAGCATGGCGCGAAGACTTTTTTACCTTTGCCCCGCATCGCAGTGTAGATATAGCCTACGGCGCATCCAAGAAACGCAAAGCAATCATAGAGCAAGGTGCAGACTTTGTGATAATAAACTATGACGGTGTGGAGATTGTATCCGAGGAGATTGCCAACGGTGGGTTTGACCTCATCATTGTGGACGAGGCAACGCACTACAAGAACGCACAATCAAAACGGTGGAAGACACTAAACAAACTTATTAAGGACGATACGTGGCTGTGGCTAATGACGGGTACTCCCGCCGCGCAGTCTCCGCTTGACGCTTACGGGTTAGCTAAGATGATTAACCCCCTCAACGTGCCAAGGTTCTTTGGATCGTTTAGAGATATGGTCATGCGTAAAGTTACGCAGTTTAGGTGGATCATCAAACCAGAAGCAACTGACCTTGTGTTTAACGTGTTACAACCTGCCATCCGTTTCACCAAAGAACAGTGCCTTGACCTGCCAGCTATGACATATGTCAAACGTAAGGTAGAGTTGACGCGCCAGCAACAGAAGTACTACGACATGCTGAAGAAGAAACTTGTTATGACAGT